ATTTTAAATGTTAATAATTTAATGAGTTGGTTTCTACAGGGGCAAAGGAAAACATTATTTTTGAATAAACAAAATATTTCAAGCTTTTTTTTTATTCTACAGTTGGGTGTGAGTTGTGCGTTTATAGACAAGGGAGACCGAATTTGAGATGATAACTCAAATTTCCTTCGGACACAACTAGGGGCTTCGCTTGAATAACATAGGGGTATAGGCACGGCAGGTCAGATAGAACCTGCCTTTGCGCACCTTCGTGCTAAAATACCGGAGCGGGGCGCTCCTCTAAAGAAGTCGCTCCGCTCCATTTTTCGATCAGGCCCTACGCGGGCGGCGGGTGTATATCGCTCAAACGCCGCGATGGGCTTCTAGTCCTGAAAGATAAATTTACTGACCGTTATAAATAGTAGTATTACGAGGGCCATAATCATTCCGGAAAATCTGAGCACCGGGGCGCATAGATCCGATAACATTACCAGCACCAGAAGCAATAGAACTAAGACCATGAGAGACAGATTCCCAATAATGAGTACGGCCTTGTTTCCGAGCTAAATCAGCACCATATTCATATAGCTTTTGCTGAGCCTTAGCGGTATTATACTGAATATGCTTACGTAATTTAACATTAGCAGAATCATAAGACGCGTCACGATACTGTAATTGATAAGCAGCGTTCGAAGCCTTAATCAAAGAATCAGCAGTGCTCGCAGCAATATTATTAGAAATCTTTTGACCAGAGGCCTGAGCAGCCGTCAGGATAGCACGCTGGATTTCGGTCTGAATCTGTTTCTCCGTAAGAGCACCGTTCAATTGAAGATTAACCAAGGTCTGACCTTTAATAAAGAGGTCGGCTTGCTGCTGTTCATCAAGATAACGGTTTAACGTACGTTGAGCCTCAGAGTTCAAAAGAATTTGAGTTTCTTGAGCAGCAGACAGACGTGCAGCAAACTGAAGATTCTTAAGTTCCTGAGCCTCTGTAGACTGGTCCAAAGCAGCGGATATACGACCAGTCTCTTTATTCCAATAGCCAGACTCACCGATAGCCAAATTCTTCCAATTTGTCAGACCTTTATAATAATTAGCAATTTGAGGAGTAATAGCATCAATATTATTAGATTCTGATTGTGCCTTTTTCGCTTGAGCAAGAGAAGCCAAACTATTAAAGACATTAGAAAAATTAGGCCTAAAAGCCTGCATAGATGGAACAGGAGCGGCAGTAGCAGCAGCACCGCCAGAGGCGGGAGATCTAGAACCAGCCATAGCGGCAGAACCTTGAATAAACGGATTCAAGCCACGGGAAATCATAGCATCCGGAGAATTATAGGCATTATTCATATTCCACATTTCTTCTTGCCAATCACGCTGGAGTTGAGACTGTTCGGCATTAAACGAATTTTGTTCTCGCATCATACGGAGGTTAACCTTATTCTGATGATTTTGGTTAACCATGCCTAACACATTGTCGGTAAGATTACCGACAGTAGAGGCGATAGCATCGAATAGACCCATTAAGCACTAGGTGCAGGGGCGGACGCATCAGGAGCGGGCACTGCATTTTGCTCTGCCAACATAGATTCAGCAAACTTGGATAATTCAGAATGTTCAGAAGCCAACTGTTGCAATACAGCCTGACGCTCTGACATAGTTTGACAATGACGTGAGACAACACATGCAAAACGCTCTTCGTCCGTCAAACCATCCATTATAGTAGACTGCGTAGGATGCATTTGGGCAAGGATATTATTAACGTTCATATCGCCAAGCAGACGACGGTATTTCTCCTGGTTTAAAAGAATCTGAGTCATATCGCATTGAATCAAGTCACCATCAGGAGTCTCATCATACATAACCGAATCATAAACAGAAGCCTGATAACACGGATTGCCTTCCTTCAGTTCAGGAACGTACGAATTCTTTTCAAAATTCTCATTTTTATAAGCAAAACTTCTCATAATCAATACATTAATAAGGTAAACCATTTCTATCCAAGTTCTGAACAGCATAAACCTGGAAATTGACATTACATAATAACTGGTCATAAGCAACAGAACAATTAGCACCGGAAACCTGAGGCTCAAATATAGAATTCAATTGCTGAGGACGAACTTTCATTGACTGATAAGACCAAGTACCAGAAGAGGTGAGAACATCCCAACCATCAATAGGGGCAGCCCAAGACTGATATGCCATACCATGACGGAACGCAGCATGAACAGTATCAATATTAGTCTTCCATTGCCAATACCGAAGATTATAACCAAGAGAACCAGAAACGGTACGAGACGGGTTGTTCTGAAGATTCAGAGCAGGGACAGGCTGCATACCTAGCTGGTCGAACGCAGGTTGGGGGAAGTCAGTAATAGCCGTAACAGTCAACTGGGGATTCTGGCCAGTCAGATTCCAATCAACCATAGGAACAGCATGATATACACACATAATCACTTGATGTTCAGCGCCACAATCATAAGTCAACGTATGACCAGACTGAGATCCAACACCTTTACCAGCAATCACGGCTTGAGAGCCATCAGATTCCAAATTGGTATTCAAGACTTCATTAATATTGATTACATTAGACCAACCTCCGATATAATGAGCGTGATTACCCATGTATTCGGGGGCCTTAATACCAAACTGGGCTGCCATCTGGTCTGAATAATCCTTACTAGAGAACTGGACTACTTCTTTCCAACGCTGTAGGTATTCCGTTGCACGGATTGAAAGGGCGGAAAGATCGGAATTAACCGCAACAGCACGCTTAGAGGAAGACGTACCAGCAGAACTAATAGAAGTAGAAGAAGCAGGATTAACAACATAATCCACATTAGGATTACCAACAGCAACAACAGAGTTAGAAGAACCTGTAGGCTCATAAATACCCGGTAGAACAGCTACCGAGCCATACTGACTATTCGGAAGCATGCCCATAAAGTAGTCTTTCGGATAATTCACATAACGGAGTTGAAGCATCTCAGGAGCGAGATTCAATTGAGACTTTCCGTCCCAATAATCGACATTGTAAGCATAGGCCAAGTGTTTTTCCCATTGAGATTCAGAAAAGAAATCATAGTAGATCTTCTGATAAGTCAACAACGGAAGAAGGTTCACAGTCTGACTAACACTGTAGACCAGAGGATTATCAGCATCAGCAACATCATCTTTACCTAGATAAGCCTGAGTAATAGCCTTTTTAGCAGTGTTTGAAGACGTAAGGAAAGAACCATATCCAAGCATATCCAATACCTTAGAAGCGCCATAGACATAAGGAAGACCAGCATCATCAAAGACATCCTGACTAGCAATCGCCTGAAGACTCAGCGACAACAACTGCAACGTTGTATTCGGTACAGAAGTCAACATCTCGGTGTTAGCAGTATTACTAGCAGCAGACGTCATATAATCCGTCATTTGGGTAAACGCCTGCGGAAGCGCACGAGAAATCAAGCGTAACGGCACAGCGTAAAAGTCATAATACTCTTTAATACGAGTATATGCGGCTGTATTAACGGGAACAGTACGAGTAAACCAGTCGGAAGAAATACGATACTTATTGCCAGGAATAGCAATCTGCCAATAACAAGGAAGGATCTCTCCAACTTTTGCCGTAAACAGTTTTTTGCTAGACAAGTCAAAGGAAGAGCGATGTACGGCAACTTTCGCTCGATCTAGCGGATTAAAATCACTCATAATAGTTAATAATTAAAAGGTTAAACCATACGGTTAAATATATTGTTTGCATCATTCAATTTCTTATGCTTAATCATATCGCGGCAGAAGATAGCAGCACGGAGATCAAAACATTTTTGTAAGTCGCTACTTTGCCCACTATCATAGGAACTTCTTGTATCGGGTTTCGCGGATTTGATGTAATTACAAGCCGCGAGAGATGGGATTCTGGGGTCATCAAACGGAACGTGTATCTGTTCTTTAATGGGACGAATAAATCCGTCTGCATATTCTCCGTCTTCTCCGATACCAATGGTCGCCATTTCGCATCCTTCGGCTGGTACATAGAAATACCGAAGCATAGGGGCTGGCAAAGTCTGTTGTATTCGCAACGAATCACACATTCGTACATAGTCCGCTTTTTTCTCATATTCTATTCCGGTTTTGAGGATAAACATAATACGATTGGCATAAGAATCAAGATTATCACCGATGGGAGGCAAATGCCAATTCCTAAGGAACTTACTGACATAAAGGAATAGCCGATACAACTTACTAAGATAAGATTCAATATCGACATCAGAAGAACTGTTACAGAGCCTAGTAAGGCACCGAGCATTGTGTAATATAATTTCGTCTTCATTGGTTAAGTGATGATTCAATGTAAGATACTGATAATAAGCACGAGCAATAGAAATGATAGAATCGGAATCATAACCTATGATACCGAACCTTGCCATTCTTTTTGGCGCATCTGCAACAGCTCGAATAATTCTAGCAATCGCAACAGCATCGTCATAGCGAGCACTTGAGAATCGGGGCAATAAGGTACGGATATACGACATGGGGGGAGTTGATTTAACACTAATGCCGTTGAAGTTATAAACTCGTCCATTAATGACAGAATCGATCTTTTGTTCAATCGCGTGATAGACGTCTTCACCTTCCTCAAAAACCTCGCCTTTTTCAAAAAATCCAAGAGACGCTCTTTGTCGGGGTTTAAATGCGCGGCATGACCGATATAACAAGGGAGCAGAACTAAGGCTGTTAACGTAACTCGCAACGTATGATGAAGCTCCACCGCGGGCAATCTGGAAATCTGAACGACCGAGCTTCCAACTCTTATCATGACACTGTCGTAATACCTCTGAGACTTCTTTCGAGTTTGTGAATAATAAGATATGATAATGCGGGCGGAAATGGACTGGTCCGTATTCACCCACAGCGTAGAAGTGTAACGTTTCATAAGAACCTAAAGCCGTTTTTAAATGTTTACGTAATCGTTTAATATAGTTCTGAACATCGACATAGTTCAGATAAGGGATAAGGTTGTTACCGTATCTAAGGGAAAGTTCTCCATCTTTACCGTAAGATGTAGCGGATTGCGTCTTAGCAATAAAGGAACGGATAGCATCCATAGAAAGAAACCAATTATCCTTAACTGGTTCATACTGAGATGATTCACGGTTATAAGGAACTGTACCCTGTACTTGTGTAAAGAATATATGACGCAAGTGTGATGTATCTGAACAACTATATTCGGATACCGGGATATACGAATGTTTTTCATAACCAAAAACTTTATCTCCTGAAATACTTAAAGCATCTTCATACTCACTATGCAGAACCTCACAATTCATCAAAGGAATATGCACATTATCATAAGTAAGCGTTACAAAATAAGAATACTCGAAAGCACTTCCGGCGGTCTTCACACGCATAGACGCTTTTTGAGCACGCTTATGAATACAGTAATCACATTGTCCGCAATCTACAGCAATGCGCTGACCTGTGTAACGATTAGTTATAAAAGAGCGATGCTGACAATGATCAGCAACCTTAAGTAAATCAGGAGTATATTTCATAATTATCGTCGTTTATCAATCACTTGGCGACGACTACGCGGACCAAATGAAATATGAATAAAACTAGGATTAGAATAAATAATAAGTTGATCAAAAGGGACAATATGATCAGAATAATCATAAATCATCTCAAGCAACTCACTAAAACTAGTAGAACCGTAAGGTTTGATATCAATAGCTTCACCTTTCAGGTGTTGAGAATTAAGGGCGCCATTGCAAGCCATATTCTGTTCAGGAGTACGCTTCGCACTAGACACCGTAAAATGAACGTTAGCACAAAGCAAAAACTCGAGAAAACGCATAAGAGAGGTATTCATAAACCAATAGCATTAAGAATATAACCAAGAGCCGCAGATACGGCGCCAATAATAATTTTCCAAATATTATTACTTTTCATCAGATTGAGATTTAAGTTCAACGAAATTATTTTCTTCTTTAATTGAATCCACAATAACAATAAGACCCAACGGAGAAACTCGCTCAGAGTAATTTCCAAGACCATCCAGAGAATTGACAATATAAGGCGGCATAACATCACGACCAGTTTGTTTTTCTTTGAGTGAAATAATAAATTTCTGCATAATTGTAAAATTTTAAATGTTAATAATTTAATGAGTTGGTTTCTACAGGGGCAAAGGAAAACATTATTTTTGAATAAACAAAATATTTCAAGCTTTTTTTTTATTCTA